ATTTCTAATGAAATAGAAACAGAAAAACAATATGCATTTCCATCTGTTAATAAAGCATTTAAAAACATAGTAAATTCTATTATTCATACGAATGCTATTGTGACTAACAAAAATAAATTATTATATATTGTATTAACTCATTATTTCTCATATTTTGATTATGCCTATGATTTATTTGATAATTTAACTATGAATATTAATTTATATAATAAATCGCTAGATATTCCAAAAGGCAATCATACATATGAAATCGTACAAATCGGTTTTAATGTTGGGTCAGATGAATTTACGACCACAACATATAAAGCATCTAAAGATTATGCGATTCGATTACGATATGATGAGTTCGATTATAATTTATATTATTGTATTGATACTGAAACTTACAAAAAATCTGGATACATTTTCTTTGGCAATATAAAGAATGATTTATTCAGAGCATCAAACTTATACGACATTAAGGAAACATAATGCAAACGACAAATAAATATTATCCTGCATATGATATGTCAAAGTATGTTCGCCAAGGCGAAAAGGCTAAAAGTGACATTCAACAATTAGACAAAACACCTGTATATGTTCCATATAATGTGTCATATAGAAAAACACGAAGTTCTTCATCAACTGTACAAGAAGGTAGTGCCTATTTAAAACGATACTATTCTTGTATTGATGCAGAATTATATTTTAACAATGAATATGTAGAAGATATTTCTAGTATAGATTGGGTAGTTGACCAAGCAGTTCAAAATGCATATGGATATAATTCTTATACTGTCGATGAATATATGGTTGGCAATCGACTAATATCTGGTACATTCGCTATCCGTTTTACATCTCCTAATTATTTATTCCAAATTTTAGAAGCTGCTAGAAAATCTAATAGACCATTAATTGAATCTCAAAAAACAATTGAGCTTCCTACGCATGAACGTAATACTTGGCAAGATAATGTGATTACTGATAATGTTAATAATGGCGATATCGGTGAATATAGAGCCGATAAATTTTCTTATTTATGGAAACCAACATTTGATATTGATATCGTATTCGGACAAAAAAGTCCAGCAGGCGATACTGTACATATCGTATTAGAAGATGTTAAAATAATAAAAGCTAATCATGGTTTAGGCGTAGATAATATAAAAGGGTATCCAGTTACAGAAATTTATACATTCTATGCTAAAGATGTTAGATATATTAAATAATAATTATAAAGGAGACTTAGTTATGGCTAAACATAAAATTTCTAAAGAACAAATCGAAAAATGGAAAGAAGAATATAAACACGTATATCGTGTTACATTAGATGGCGATGATATTATTTTTCGTCGTCTAAAACGTTCTGAATATATTTCTATTTTAAAAGAATCTGGCGAAGCCAATGTTGCTGATGCTAGTGATTTACAAGATAAAAGCTTTGAACGTCAAGAAGCTATTCTTAAACATACAGTTATTTTCCCTGAAGATGTCGACACTTTAATTGAAGAAAGTGCTGGTCTATCTACAGTGTTGGCTGATGAAATTTTAGCTAAATCTGGTTTCGTTAACGTATATACAGAGGAGCTTTAATATTTATGGCTGACTCTAAAACAAAAGATTCAGCCCAAGAAATAAATATAGAGGAACTCGTTGCTAAGTATGTAGACCAATATGAAAATATTGTTGCGTCTAAAATTGACAACGAGTTCTTTTTATATAGAGTTCTTGGCAGAGCTGAATATAAAGCAATTTATGAAGATGACCAATTTACTCAATTAGAAAAAGAAAATTTAGTCATTCAAACTTGTTTAGTATATCCAGAACATTATGATTTAGATGAATGTCCTGCTGGTATACCTACACAATTATGCAAAGAAATATTGGATGCTTCTCTTATCGTAAACGTAGAAACATTATGTACTGTATTAGATAATGAACGTCTAGCTTTTTTAAGTGACGAAAATAATATTTTTAATTGCATGATTTTAGCGGCATTTCCTTCTCTTAATTTAGAAGAAGTAGAAAATTGGCCTATGGAAAAAGCAATTAAATATTATACAAGAGCTGAATGGATACTATCTCATTTACAGGGAATTAAAATAGAGAAATATGATAAGTTCTTAGAAAAATTAGCATTAGAACAACAACAAAAAGAACAACTAAAAGAACAAGAAGAAAAACCGCAAACAACAATTCGTGGTGGCGACAAGAACAATAAATTAACACCTGACAAATTAAAAGAACGGGAAGAATTTTTAAAGAAATTCCCAGAATTTGCTAACGATAATGTATTGGCAAATGGCATTGATGGATTAGAACAAAGTGATGTAGATACTATGTCTCCAGCATTACGCCCTGGGTATTAATAGGAAATACATATGGGATACTTTGAAGATTTAGGTAAAATACAAGAATTACAAAAGAAAAGAACTAGAGAAGAACAAGCCAATGAGTGGAAACGAAAATCGTTAACCACATTAGGTATTGGCATAGCTACAGCTCTTGCCTTTAAAGGCGGTAAACGATTATTAAGTAATTCTGCACGAGCATCAAAATTAGCTACTAAATTTACTGCTGGTCGTGCAGCTATTAGAAATAATGTTCATTCAAAAGATATATTTGATTTAACATATAAAGATTTAAAACAACGTGAAAGCTTTTTTAAAAGAGGTTTCAAAACTCCTTTAGAAAAAGTTAGCGTACATGATGGTGGCAATAATACAGTTGCTCATTCTATTGCTGATGCTATTGGTTTACGTAATACCGCTACGCAAATGGCTCCTATTGATTTCGGTATTAAAGCAACACAAGATGCAGCTGCTGAAACATTAGAAAATTATAAGCATCTTGAAAGAAATCAATTTAATCACATTAATAATTTAATGAGAAAGAATCGTCTTCATACTATACCAAAAGATGAAGATGAAAAATTCTTATCTGAATTAGAAAAACACAAATTAACTTCTGAGCAACACAAAGCCATGGTTGATGCTAGAAGTAATTATCTTCAAAAAATTAATGATGAAACATATAAAAATCAACAAACAGCTAGAGCCATTAAACAACGAAATGAAGAAGCAAGATTAAAAAGTGGCACTTATCAATTAAATGATAAATGGGGCCAAGCTAAAAAAGGTGAAGTATCTGTTGGTGATTTTATTAATAAACCTGAATTATTTGGCAATACACAATATGCTATTAAAACTGCTGAAGATGAACTAGGTAACATTACTTATCAAAATGTAGATTTGCGTGAATTATTGCAAAAACATATGCAGTCTCTTCCAGAAGAAGAACGTAAAATGCTTATGGGTATGAAATTCTCAAATACTTTTAAGTATGATAAAAGCGGCAATGTATATTCTAATGCAGATTTACGTGGATTAGGTTATGAAGTTGGCGATTTTGTAGCTAATTCTCTTCCTGGTAAAATCATGAATGTCCGTGGCTATATGGAAAGAAATATCGGCAAAGATATGGATTTCACTATAGGCTCTGGCACATTATCTTATGGATTAGAAAATATTGTTGGTGGTACTAGCACTGGTCATTTAAAACATGACGTTAAATATATTAATGGCAAAGCCTATGTGGCTAATGATGAAGGTCAATTAGTATATAATCACGAATTAACTACTAATTATAATATTGTTTCTGGTCGTTATGGTCGTGAAGCTAATGTTATGCAAGCTATGGCTGGCAATACATTAACTAAAACTCAAGACAATCGATTGTTAAGATTTTTTGATTTCGGTCAAGACAAAGAAAATCAACGACAAGGTTTTGCTGCTATTTTTAATAAAATAAGAACGCAAGGCAATCCAGATTATATTAAAAATCAAACAGCATATCTTTTTAATACCAATGTAGAAGATGCTCCTGAATTATATTTTGAAAAAGCAGATGCTCTTAAAAAATATTTACACGAACATACGTATTCGCAATTCTCTTTAGCAGATAAAGAACAATTAGCCGCTACTGGCAATTCTAATATTAATAAATTATTAGATATTGATAGAATACAAAACGTAAACCAAAAACGTGAAGCCTTGCATGCTCTATCTGTTGAACTTGCTAATAATCCAGATGCCTATAATCCTATAGCAGAAGATATTGCAAAAACTATGGGCAATAACAAAATGGCCTATAATTATTCTGGTCGTAAAGCCATAGATAGTACAGCTAACATAACATTAAATCTCCGTGATTTAGCTGACCCAGAAAAAACTATAGGCTCTAATGAATTTAATAATTTATCAGAAAAAGTAAATCAATTAATTACTCACGAATTAAAAGAAAATGGATTACTTACGAAAGACTTAACTGGTAAATTATCTGAAAACGCTCAAGATATTATTGCCTATAGTACTATTGAAAATGCCATTAAAAGTAATGATTCTGTTTTAAATAAGGCATTTTCTGTTGATGAAATTTTAAACTCTGAAGATTATAGTCAAATTGGTCAATATGCTCAACGAGTTGTCAATAAATACACATCATATACAGATGAAGTGCATACACCCACTTTGCATATTATGACCGATAGGGAAAATCCATTTGGTTTCTTACATAAAACATGGACTCCTGTAGATGTCGCTAAAAGCTTAATGAAAGGCGATTTGCAAGGTGGCATGAATGCGTTAAAGAAAAACTTTACACAATTTGCCGCTGGTAGAAATAATATGCAAGATGTAACAGCCGCTACGCAAATGGGTTACTATATGTTACATCGTTTGAATGAAGTCGGTGAATATGTAGGACTTGGTTTATCTTCTCAATCTGCTTATAGTGCTGGTGGATTATTAAAAGGTATTGCTTTTAAACGTATTCTTCCAGCAGCTATTGCCTATAATCAATTAGAGTATCTTGATGATGAAATAGAAGACCACACAGGTTTAGCTCCATCAGCAGCATTTGCGTCTGGCGTTGCTAATATAGATGTTAACGCAAGACGTGTAATGGATACTGTAGGTGCTACAGATTTCTTTAAAAAACAATATGAAATTAACCCAATTATGAGATATTGGGGCGATGGTGGTAAATTCTATAATGCTGATGAATTAACTGATTATTATGCTAATGGATATACTGCTGTTCGTAATGCACCTTGGTGGACTTTCGGTGGTGTCAATGAAGCTCGTGGTGGTGCTATTCAATACTGGTCTCCAACGATTACAAGACGAATGGCTTCTGATTATTATGATAAATCATTATATGGTTCTAATGATAATAAATGGGCTCATTCATTAATGCCTACATTAACGCATCCATTTTCTACTTTAAATTATTTAGCTAATCCTTATTGGCTAGAAGAAATGCATAAAGATGATAGACCTTACCCAGTATCTGGTAAATTATTCGCAGATGGTACTCCTTGGGGAGCTATCTTAAATCCAACAATTGGTGAAATTATTAAGCCAGTTAAAGAAATGCAACCTGATAGATTACGAAATGGTATTGATTTAAAAGCATTAATGTATGCTAAATTAAAAGCTGAAGGTGCTGATGATAGCCAAAAATCTGTACTCGTTACTAAAACTGGCGGTGCAGATATTATGCGTCAAGTTAAATACTCTAAAGCCGATAGAAATACAAAATTAACTTCGTATAATATTCAAAATGGTGAGCTTATGAATGTCTATACAGATATTCATAAAACATTGGATAGAACTAATGGAAATGGTCCATTAGTTAAAATGTATACCAATAACAAAGAACAAATTCGAACAAAAGATTATGGCCATCAAGTTTTAAAAAATAATGCTATTGTAACTGGCGATGACACAACATTAGGCATACAAATAAATAACCCAGAGGCAAAAATAGACCCATTAAACTGGTATGATGAATTAAAAATGGAATCTATGGCGTCTTCTAATAAGGGGCTTATAAATAGTTTTAAAAATCAAATTGCCGATATTGCTTCTAATATAACTACAAAAGAAACTGGTATAGATAGAATTACTCGTATTCAAAATAAAGCAAAAGAAATAGATGCAAGAACAAAATCATTAAATAGTATGGATACAGATGATGAAAATTTTGATGCATCTGAAAGTGTACTTGTAAAAGATAAATTAAGAAATTATTCTCCTTCTAAATCTCTTGATTTAATAAATGACCCAGACCAAATAGTTGATTTAATTAATGCTAAAAAAGGCGATGAGCTTGTACAAGATTTAGCTAAATCAACTCGACTTATTACTGGTATCTATGGCTATATGGCTGGTGCTACTTTAGATTTTGGTTCTGATTATGGACAACGAATCGCTACTTCTCAAAATATGGAATCATTCTCCAGAAAATTCTGGGATGAAAATCTCGGTGGTTTTGGTGGTAGTACAATGGAAATTATTCGTCGTTTTATTCCTGATTTTAGACGACATAAAATGATTAATCCATTAATGAATAATATGCCAGAATGGCTTCCAGAAAATTTTAGATTTGGTGACCCGTTTACGAGTATTGCTCGTGGCGAAGCTAGATTACCTGGGGCAGGTTATGAAGCATTAAATGAATTACATCCAGACCAATTTGGAGATAAATATGGTGCTTTTGATAGATTTAAAATTTTAGCAGATATTGCTCCTAACTCTTCCGAATATAAAATATGGAAAGAAATAGCAGCTAAAACTGTAACTGACCCTAAATTAAAAGAAGAAATGAAAGCCATTAAAGAGCGTCGTGCTCAACAAGGTAAAAAACATGACTTCTATGATTACCAAGTATTAGGAAAAAATGTAGATTACCAAAATATAATTATATCTGAAATTATGGGTTACGGGCGTTTTAGGTCTGGCAATACGATTTATAAATTAGCTGGCGTTAAAGTAAAAGGTAACGAAAATGAAACTATGCAAGATGTACTTAGTAAGTATATTCATGTAGGTGATACTGTTACTATTGCTACTGATTCTAATGAAGCATATCAAAAAAATAAAGATTCAGTGCAATCCACTAATGCGGCCGTATTTATAAACGGCGAATCTCTTTCTACTATTATGGAAGAAAATGGTGATGCTGAAAAACGTAAAGGCGATACAACTGCCGCTGGATTATTCGCTCGTTTCGGATTAGCTCAAAGAACAATGGCTGGCTTATCTGAAGTATTAGCTCATGCTGATATTCCTATTTTATCTGACCAATGGTTACGTGTTAGAGACCCATATGAAGCATATCGTGCTGAAGAAGTATATGGTACTTCTTATCAATCATGGGAACATCCCATCGATACATTTTTAATGCCTGCTGTTGAACGTGCTATTCACGAAAGAAGTTTAGTAAATACAGCAATTCAACGTTTTGCTCAAAGCAAAATTATAAAAACAGGTGGTTCAAACGTAACTCCTTGGCATGGTTTAATGTTAACTAACCGTTCTTATTTAGTATCCGCAGCGATTCCTTATGTACTGGGTAAACATGAATTAGCTCATAAAATGGGTATGCTCGGTTCTAATTTTGCTGTTGGTGCTCATGTATTAACTGGTGGCAATAACTTCTTAGAACAAGGATTTGAAGGTGGCGACTTAGGTTGGAAATTAGCTAAATTCTTTGGTGCTGAAAGTAAATATGGCAAAGCAGCTGGTGCAGTTGCTGGTGTTATGTTTGCAGAAGCTATTCGTACTGTTCGTGGTAATGAAGAATGGAAACCAGAACGTACTAAAAGACGCTGGGCTATGGAAGACTATTTTGATAGATTAACCTATTTAAAATATAAAGGTCTTTATGAAGAAGCAGCGAAACGTGCCAAAGATGAAGAAGGCTTCGATGTAGAAAAATATATTGAAGAATCAAAAGAAGCTGATGACAAGGCTAAGAAGAAACAAGAATATTATCAATCGCTTAAAGATAGATTAAAAAGAAATTCAAGAAACCAACCATTACAGAAAGCCTATTTAAAATTATTAAATAAACAAAAAAATGCTGTAGAAGAAAATAAAGTAATTGAAAACGTAGGAGAATGGGGAAGAACAGCTATGCTATATCGCAAAGCTATGAACTCCACTATGTTTGGATTAACTGAAGATTCTTCTTGGGGCGAAATCGTTTCTGCTCTACCACAAAATGATAGAGAATTCTTTATGGAATTTGTGAAAGAGCGTGATAAAGATAAACGTAAAAAAATATTAGATACAGTTTCTCCACAACTAAGAAAAGCATTACAAATGGCTTGGAAAATGGATTTAGATAAAGAAGAAACCAATGAAGAATATTTTACTAAACATAAATTACCTGATGCTACTTGGGCAGGTTGGCGACCAGACGTAGATATGCAAGGTATCGAAGCGAAAACAATTAAAAATGAAGGTGCTACATTATCTGATTTTGGTTTATATGAATCTGCATTAGATACACCTTCTGCTAATTTATTTGGCGACGATTTACAATATAGTGATTATTCTGAAAATAGTAGTACTGTAGAAAAAAATCTTACATACATATTAAAAGGCCAAGGACTAAAAGATGTAGATATAAAAGTCTATGATGGTATTGGTGATAAAAGTACTATCGAAGCAAAAATAGATTCTTGGACAAAAGATAAAGATATGCAGAAAAAAATAAAAGATACATTAAAAGCTGAAGAGCTTAAAAAGAACCCTCAAACTAATTAGTAACAATATAAGGACTAGACAAAAACATGTCTAGTCCTTATTATTTATAGTAATATGTAAATTAGAATAAAACGAAAATTAATCTTCTGAGGATTTAATTATAAATGGCTAAAAAAGATAATAACAATATTATCAATATGAATGCAATTCGTACTAAGCATATTACTAAAAGTATGCAAGAACATGTGTACGAAGCTATTGATATTTTAAACGACAAAAAAGATAAAAGTACAAATCAAATAAAAACACAAAAATTAACTAAAAAAATTAATGATGTACTTGCCACTCAATCTTTCGTAAAAAGTATTGGACGCCCCGTTTATGGAATGAGAGATGGCTTAATTTTTTCTCCTAAAAAAACAAAAACATTTGGTGATGAAACACTCACTAACATGTTTGAACATAATAAAGCACGAGGAGAAAAAATTGCTAATGCTATTGCATTTAGCCCAAGAAACACCTCTGTGTCTGGACCAATCTATAATTTAAGCTATAGTGATGGTACATCCTCTACTGCGTTACAACAAGCAAGTGCTTGGTCTCGGATTCAAAAAGATGGCAGAACTCTTATTTATGATACAGAAACATTACCTTTAAATAATGAATTTGGTTTACCAGAAAATGGTATCTTAACAGAATATGCATCTGGTATGGCTCATGTAGGCGATTTGAATACAGATACTCCATCATTACATTTTGGCAAAACAGGTCCACAATCAACTATTTTAGGCATTAACCAAGAACAATATAAACGTATAATGCCTATTGCTCAAAAATTTAAAGACGGTAAACCATTAACTAGAACTGAACAAGCATTAATGGACCGTCTCGCTTTAACTAATAAAGCAACTATTGCTTTAGGAGAAAATGGTTTTCATCAATATACTAGCTTCCCATCTATTCATGATGTGAAAGGATATACATATGATGATGTTATTGGCGGCTTACATAAATTAAAAACACTTGGCGATGAACAATTTAGTGATTTAATTAATGTAAATGGCGTAAAAATGCCAAAAGTCTTCGGTAAAATTTATGAAGATATGCATGCCGTTAGAACGTCTAATACAGTTATCACATCGTATAATGGGATTAACTTTGACTCTAATGTCATGATGACATTATCACAAGACCATCGTTTATCTCCAGAAGCTCAAAAATTATTTGAAACAGAAGCATCCTATTATGCAAGTGTAGATAATAATTTAGATATCTATGATGTAGTTAGAAATAATATTAAAAACCCAAAAGAATTCTATAAAAATGTATTCTTTAATGGTGATAAAAAATTATTCTCTGCATTTGAAGATAGATTAACTAAAGCAGGTGTTTCTTATAGACAACAAGAAGCATTTAAAATTGCTAATGAATTAAAAACTGGTTTGGTATCTGGTAATGCAGCCCATTTGGCTTTTGATGATATTCAAACACTTGGTCAAATGGTTGTATCTCCACTCACACACGAATCACGTATCAATGCAGTTAAAAATCATACAACAATTAGCAAACCAGTTATTAAAGTAAACGATACATTCGTTATTAATAATGCTATGGGTGTTAAATCATCTCGTGTTGGTTACGCTACTAAAGATGCCATCAGCGGTGAAGTTGGTATCCGTGGTGTTCGTATTGATACTAAAGACGGCCATAAAACAAGAGCTTCTAGTTTTGATACATTCGGATTAAAAAGTAGAGCCGCTTATACAGTTACTGGTATAGATGAATTAACCGAAGAACAAATCAAAGACTTTAAATATACTATGCCTGGTATTAAAGGTGAAAAAATATATCGTGTTGCTATGCAAGCAACAGGTATAAAAACTGGTTCCGGCAATAATACCCACTTCTTAATTGGTTCAGCAGATGAATTAACAAAAACATTCGGTAAAAATGCTAGTTATGTAGGTGTATTTAACGGTACTAAATTAGATACTTCTGGAGCAGCACCTGAAACACTTCACAGTCTTGGCTATACAAGACAAAGTGGCATGGTAGTTGACGCTACAGCAGATACTATTTTAGCAGAAACGCAACGAGCTTATCTTGGCTCTTCTGCTAGAAAATTTAGAAATTATGATTTAAAAGATGCTATCCGTTTACAATGGCATGTAAAAGATTTGCGTAAACAAGCCATCAAGAATTTAGGTGCTGGTGCTTCTGAAAAAGCAATATTTAAAGAAGCAATGCGAATTGATAATGCTATGTTTGAAGCATCTAAAGACCCGAATTTTAGAGAATCTATATATGCCAAAAAATTTGGTTTTAAATTTAATGGAGATGCTGATGCCTATTCTACAACAATAGATTCTTATCATCATATGGCAGAGCAAGCTTGGAAAACACAAGATGCTCAAAACTATATGATTGATACATTGCAAAAAACAGTTACGGGTTTTAATCCAAATGAAGAACGCGGTCTTTCTGGCGAAGGCTATGAAAGAGCAGCTAGACAATATAAAACTTGGATGGAAGCTGTTGTAAATGGCACACCAAACAAAGAAGGCATTGGTATCACAGGTATTGGTTTACGTAATAATGAAGCCTATTCTCGTGCTCATTTTTCTATGGCTGGATGGGGTAATGCATCAAACGATGCTGAATTAGTTGTAGGCACTAATGGTGTTAATTTAACATCTAAAATGTCTGCTATTGACCCTACATTAAAATCATTAGATGACCCAAGACAAGCATTATATTATGGCAAAGGTGTTATTAAACATTTACATAAAACAGGACAAATTTCTGATATTAGTTGGATGGATGGCATTACATCTATTGAAAAATTAAATGAAGGTTTTTCACAATATGTAAAAGACAATATTGAACATACACCATCTTGGGTAAAAACAACATCTACTGATATGAATGTTCACGCTATAGATTCTTTTTATGGATATGATTCATTAGATGATGTAAAAAATGTTATTAGTATGATTGGTTCTCAAACACCATTTACTATGGATGACATTAATAGTAACAATACTAAATTTGCTGACAAATTAGATAGAATTATTGACCAAACTGTTAATGTGAATGAAGACCAATTACAAGATTCTGGTAAAAAAATATTTAATGGCATAAAAGACAGACATCAAACTGCCGTTAAGAATTTCGCCTTAAAAAATATTAAATCTGCTATTAAAAATGGTAGAGAAGTAATCATTGGCGAAAACGCTATTTTAATAGATGGTCAAAAATTACCGTTAGGTGTATTAACTAATGATTTACATGGTGGTTTATATACAAGTATTAATGGCACTAAATATGCTACTCAATTACGATATGGTGTTATCGAAAAATGGGATAAAAGTGCTAGAAAAATGGTACCTGATAAACTTGATTTAGTTAATAACTATATTCAAGGCATTGAATCTGTTGGTGATAAATTAACAGATAAAATTTATGCCCCAGAAAAAGATAATCCTATTGGCTCTATCTTATCGTATTCCAAAAGATACATGGATACGGATTCTATTGCTACATTAGGTACAGCTCGTGAAGCAACAGATAGTTTATCTGTCAGTGTATTTAAAACAATGCCAGAGAACTTAGCTTTCATATATAAAAATGATGATACTCATCAAAAATTATCTGTCGAAGAATTAAATGACCCTAATACTCCATTAGAAAAAAAATATAGTCATTTAATTGCTACTATGAAAGAAGCTAATGAAAAAGGCCAAACTGTTAGTAGTAATGATGCAAAAGTAATCGCGGAAACAGAAGAGTTCTGGAAAAAAGATTTTGCTAAACACGTACCTGACGCAAATAAAGAATTAGTCGAAGTATATAATGATGCAGAATTCCATGGCAAATCTGTTAAACATGGTTTAGCTGGCACTATGAATACTACATTTGCAGCATTTGGTGGTGTTGGTACTGGTGCTCGTGGTATTGAACGACAATTAGAAGAAGGTTTATACATCGATAAATCTGCTATTAATCGTGCTAAAAAGCATCATCCTAATCTTACTATTAAAGCAGATAATTCTATTACGACAGAAGCACAATTAAGAGCTTTTAAAGCCATTAAAGAAGAAACAGGTCAAGACTTAGTTGATACTCTCGGTGGTTATAACTATGATATTTCTACTGATACAATTGATGCTATTGTAAAACAATATTTAGAAGCAAATCCAGACACACCTGAATATGTAAAAAATATGATTAGTAGCTTATCTACATATGATGGTCAATCTATATTAATGCCAGAAGCATTAGATGCTGGTATGGACCAAGCAAGCCGCATTAAAAGAATTGATACTAGTAAACTTGCTACAACAGAAGAATCGACTAAAAAATTATTCGCTATGCAAGGATTGGCTCCACAAATTTCTTTTGATGAAAACGGTAGAGTTATCTTTAAAACTGGCGAAGGTACATTATTAGAACCTGGCAGTGATGCTATTATTTTAAAAGGTTATTCTGGCGAAACGATTCATGAAGTAGCAGAACATAATTTAGCTACTATCTCTTACATGCAAAGTGGTAGAAAAGTTAAACAAGCTAAAATTGAAGCTATTTTACAAGAATATAAAGATAACTTTAATTTACCAGACTCTTCACCTATTAAAGAATCTGTTGGCGATATCTTACGAAAGTATGGTATTAGAGAACAATTAGAATTAACTCCAGTTATTTCAAGAAACGTATTGAAAATCGAAACAGGTGGCGAAAAAGGTGCAGCTCATGTATTGCAAGCTGGCATGGGACAAATTGACCCTCGTATCGGAATATTCTTAGATGCAGTCAATTTAAGTAACTTAAAAGGTGAATCTATTTCTTTTGATTTGGCTAGAAATGCCAATCGAAATGGTTTATGGAAATCATTAATTAAAGAAGCTAACCCTAATGCTAACTATAAAGAATTAATAGATAACGCATTGCAACAATCTGGTTTTGGTAGTCTACAAGAAGTAACGACAGCCGCTATGGATGAACGTATGCTTCCATCAAAAGTGTTAAGAAGTGCTTTTGGTGCACAAGGTTTATCCGAAGACTTTTTAGCACTATCTAATGGTCGTGCTGGTCGTGCAAAACATATGGAAGCTGGTATTGATGTTGCTGAGCGTATATCTTCTAACTTATCTCATATGGGCGTATCTCCAGAAAATATTAAACGTCATCTTGATAGGTATTTTGAAGGTACTATTGTAGATGGTTCCAAAGTATTAACTGACCACGTTAAATTAATTGAGCCAGATAAATTAGAAAAACTCGCTAATCGCTTAGAAAGAATGACTACCCAAAAAGTAGAAATCAATGGCGAAATCCATCATATTCAACATCAGTATAGAAGATTCCGTCAAGAACGGATGAGCGTCGATAAAACAATTTATAAAGATATCATGCTTGACCATAATATCTTTACTAAATCAGCTATGAAAAATTTCTCAGAAGATGAACTTACAGCTGTTAAAAAAGCATTAGGTGAAACTAATGCAGCATTACTTCCAGAAACAAATACTAAAGATATTTTTGACGCTAGACGAAAACATTTTAATGATAGTCTTTCTTATACAACTGGTGAAACTGCTGTTATGACTGACGGCAATTTCATTTGGAACGATAGTATCGAAAGTGAATTTAGAGAAAAATATAATTTATCTAAAGACCAAGTAGAAAAAATTGCCAATAAAATAAAAAACGCTGGCTTTGAACATATTACAGTAGATAAGATAGCACAGAGTCATCAGTTTAATACAAATAATATTGCGACTGCTATTAGTGCTGGTGAATTAACTGAAGAAGAAGTTAAACGATTTGCTGATACACAAGGCATAGGAATTACTTCCTTAGAAGACTTCAGTAAATTATCTGAAGGTGAAAAGAAACAATTTTTATCTAGCAGTAGTCCTAAAGTCATTGACCTTGGTGAAACAATAGGTGATATTAAAACAAGAGCTAAAGATGCTAAAGGCACTGGTAGATATTTAGCATTAGGCTATAGAATCCCTAGTGCTGAAGATAGATACGGCAATCAATTAATGTCAGATGCGGATAATAAAATTAAATCGGCATTAAATGAAGCTAGTAAATACGGTATAAATCCAGATGTTACAGAAGAAAATTTAGTTGAAAAATTAGATGAAGCTACTAAGGCTATCGGGAATCAAGTGACAGAAAAAGGTGGGTTCATGCATCAACTTGAATCTGCTAATACAAAAGGTATGATTTCTACTGCTATTGAAGAACGAAGAATTATTAATAGTGATAAACATTTTATTGGTAACTTCAAAGTATCTGATTTAACAGAATCAAGAGTTAGACCTGGTATCATTGGTATTTCTGAAAAAGATGCAAGAGCTTTATACGGAAAAGAATTAGAAAATATTCTCGGCAAAAAAAATGCTAAAGGTGCTATCGATGAAATGATTGGTCACATGAAATATCATGGTGTTGCCAGTCAAGCTATTCGTTATCCAGCTCAACGTCCAGATTCATTCTCTAATGCATATACATTTATTGATGACACATTAAAAGGCGGAGAGCTATCTATAGATAAAGTAACTATGGGTGCTATGGGCGGTGACTATGATACTGACCAAATCGCAAATTCTATTAAGAAATCTATGGCTACTATTACAGTAAATGGTGAAACAAAACGATTAGCTATTTCTCAAGCCGCATTTGAACAATTAAATAAAATGGAAAATGTATCTGCTGTTATGGATGACTCAGATATCTGGAATAAACATCAGGTAGAATCTATGCTCGAAGGCAAAGGCAGAGAACATTTCCACGATAAAACATTAGAAGATATTCGTGAAGAAGTTAAATATGGTAGCAAAGGCAAAAAATTTATGGCAACTGACGATACTAAAATGGCAAGTATTGCAGCTGGTGTAGGTGGCTTAGACGCTGGTATATTTGACGTAAGAGCTGGTCGTGATTTTACTGACCAATTAACATATGCTCCAATCGCAACAAAAGATAAAAAATTTGCTACAGCATTAGCTGCTATCCGTAATATTCCAGAAACAGCAACATTGACTCCTAAATCTGGTTTAGGCACTTCTTTTGATTATTCCGCATTAGCTACTTTTGATGATTTTTCTAAAAAAGCATTTGATGTAGTCAATGCTAAAAACCAAAAAGATGTAGAAAAGAAAGCAGCCATTCTTTATGATGCTACTGTAAATATGCTTAGTGATGAAGCTATGCGTGGCAAAGTCTCTAAAGAATTAATTGGCTCTAAAATGTTCGGAGTCGAAGGAGACCATGTTCATAATATTGCTAAAACATTAGTAGCTGGTTTAATGCAAACAGAATCTACTGGCATTAATTATGGTATAGGTAGAAATACAGATGAAGTAGCTCAACGTACTCACTATAAAGTAGAAGGTGGCGTAGCTAAATCTGATGAACTATATGCTGAAAATTCTCCATCTGGTAGACTAAGAGATGCATCTTCTACATTTGATGAAATTCAAACTGGTGATACTAAATATACAAAAGCTAATACTAGATATAGGGCTAGAAATATTAATGCCAATGCGGTAGCAGCTTATGTCAATGGATTAGAAAAACGACATAGAGGCATATTGAATCCAATAGAATCTATGAACGTATTAAATTCTAATACACAAGATGAAGCACAAGCTAAAGCAGAACTTGGTGCAGAAAGTAAAGCTGTTTCTGATAATAAAGCAACAGTAGCTCGTATGCAAAAAGCTGGTGCTGAAAATAGAGCTGGTCAGGCTATTGCACAACAACAAGATGAAGCTCAAGAACTCGGACAAAAAGTATTTGATGATGTAGCTGGTAAAACTAAACGTATATTAATGGATGAAAAACCTAAATTGCCTACAGGTAGCTCATTTAGTAAAATTGCTTTAGGCGCCGCAGCTGGTATTATGTTATCTGGTTATAATAGTAATATAGTTAAACGAATGCCAGCTCCAGCAACTGACCAAGCACAAGATGCACGTAATGCTGACCAAGGATATTCTATCTCTCAAATTCCTAAATTGTCTGATACATCTTTGCCTATTCTTCAAGGTGCTCCTAAAAAGGGATATATTATTAATATCAATGCTAATACTCCTGGTGGACAAGATATATCTCAACAATTAATTCCTGCGGCTATCGCTAATTCTATGAATGGTGGTAAAAATGTAAATATTAATACTTCATTTAATAGAAACGATAATCGTATGACTAATAGTCAATTAAATAGTATGGTAAACCAAGCTTTATCATCTTTTTAATTTAATATATAGAAAAGAGAAGTTCTCATCTGAACTTCTCTTTTTCTGCATTTTGTAGTAATATATAGTATGACTAAATAAACGAAATAATTATTTTGATATACATAGAAGGAATTATATGAGCGAAAAAACTAAAGACGCTTTAGCAATTTCAAAAGAAGAAACGCTAACTCCTGAAATTGATGATAAAATGCAAGAAAAGCTTGACGCCATATCTAAAACGAGAGATATAATTAATGACGATAGCTTTTTGCTTCCAGAAATGGGAGATTTTTATTTAGGTGCAGTCGATACTGAATACCTAAAAATACTAGACAAAAAAATAAACGGGACTACCGATGAAGATGCAAGTGCTAGACGAACAGCATTTTGTGCGGATACTCCTCCTGTATTTAAAGCAGAAACAAAATATGACGCTGGACAACATGGTTTATTCTTAGAAATTAAACCAGAATTTACAGAAGATATTCGAGAATCTGGCGTGCTTGATGGCAGAACATTAATATGCTCTATTGATGCTATTTATGAAAAATCTGGTATTAAAGCTAATCAAGATGCTTTCAAAGAATATAAAAAAGATATTTTAAACCAAACTAAAGTATCGCCTGATACATATATTAAAAATAAATATATTAAATTTGTTATTAATGGACTTAATGTTCCATCTACAAGCATTTGGGCAGTAGACCATATTCATGCCAATAATGATACTAAAACCATTAAAATTAATGGACAAGATAGAGAAGCTAGAAAATTAAAAGATGGGACTTATAAATATCTTTTAAAAGCTGGCGATGTACAACAAAATATAAATGCTGAAAAACGATTAGAAGAACTTATTAATAAAAATAATGGCGTTCTTTATGTATTTGTTGACAAAAGCCAATTAGGGAAAATTAATCAAATCTCTAACGAAAATGATAAAGATTCGGCTATTGATTTTTCTCAAATTGATAAATTAAATAAAGCATTATTGCATATCTCACAAGATTTTTTAAATGCTTTAAAAAATGATTGTCAATATAGCCCAGCAGATTTTGATAAATATATTAAAAAAGAAACAGCTTTTAATTTTAAAAATGATAAAGCAAGAAATGTTAATATTAATCCAAGCAAATTATTTATTGGATATTTTCAAAATCTAGGCACAGAATCTCAAGTACGAGAAACATTAAATAAATTTAAAGATGATAATTCTGTTAAACCACTAATTCAAATCGTTAATAATAATTTCGAATCTGAAAAAAGTCCAGTAACTGGTGTAGCTAATATTGGATTAGATATGCATACATTATCTGGCACAGCTTATTTCCAAACAGATAATAAATGGTTTAATGCTGGTAAATATTTATTAACAGCTCCTGGTGATACTGAAGCTAACATCACAGAACCAAATACTGAAAACCCATATATTACTAATGGCTATGATATTGAAGACCAAAAATACGTAGATGCCTTTAATTCTGTATTTGATGAATTAGACGATAGATATAGAATTCAAAAACAATTACTTGGTCAAGATAAATACCTATTAAATGACTGGACAGTATTATTAGGTGATGTTTTATTTATGATTCCTCCAGAAAGTATTATGATGCAATCTACATCATCTGGAGAAACAATGCCATTATTGCGTGCTAAAAACCAAATGGTAAAAAGCAATAAAGATGGCAGACGAGTGATTACATTAGATGCTTATTTTTATGGAGATAAAGGAATTAATGGTTTCCCATATCAGGATGAATTACCTAATGGGGAAAAAATCTTATATAACATGAATGGGTTAAGAGCTTTAATTTCTCAATTTAAATTTACTCCATATTTACCAATAGAAAATAATCTATTAAATAATGTATTCGATATTCATGCTGTTATGATTAATAGTATTAATATTGAAAAAGTTAAAGATATTCCTAGAGCATTAAAAGCACAAATTATCTTAACCGAATTTGATTATAATACTTACATGCCAGAAATTACTGACCTAATGGTTACGCTCGGTATTTCTGAAAAAGATAGAAACTATTTTAGTTCTTCTATTAACTGGAAAGTATTTAGATATTATTATCAACGTGCATTAATTAATGGCAATGAATTATCTGCTAAAAACTTTGATTTTAATTCATACCAATATACAAAAGAACACTTAAAAAATCATACGATTTTACAACCAATGAAATTCCATAATTCTACATTACGTATGTACATCGCAGACGAAGATTATCTCGATATGATGATGGACCAACGTATGGAAGATATTTTTGGTGTCGATAGAAATTTAAAACCAAAAAATAAAGAACAATGGGATGAACTTGGCAGAATCGGTGAATTAGGAGATGCCATTGCAAAAGCAGCTGCTTCTAGTGAATGGAATAAATCTCTAAAAGAATATGCTAAAGCTAATACAGACATTGTTTTAACTAAAAAAGAAGATTCTAAAAAACTTGAAAATCCATCAAAAGAGTTGTTGCCTAAATTAAAAGATACATTAATGAATCTTGATTTTAAAAATAGAGGCGATATTAAAGATATAACCTATTCTTCGAATCAGGTATTTACTGATAGTAAAACACATGACACTATGTTATGCCGCATATCATTAGATATTCATTTAGATAAAAATAAATATCAAAATTATTTAAAAAATGATAATGATGTTATCTCTGTAGCGTATACAGCTAAATACGAATTAGTAGATGATGATAACCATAGCTATAAACGCGTTAGTGATTTTGTATTAGATACAACAACACAAAGTTCTAATTTATTATCTGCGGCAGATAGATATACCACCCAAAAAAAATATACAGATTTTGATATGGGTGAATTAGAAACATCTAATGACGGTGATTGGCAACAAGCTACTAATATTTTTAATTATTCTTTATTAAAATACGTAGAAGTCAATTTACCAGATTTAATCGTAACGAATTTCCAAACTATTTTCCAAAATAATTTTTCTAATACTGCGACATTAAATGCTTCTGGTCCATGTTGCCAATATATGAGTGGAGATTCTATTCAATTTAATGTACAAATGACAACGAATAACAAAGAAACAGCTTCTTATTTATCTCGCTTATCAAGAACCATTAATCTATATGAAAAGAAATATAGAATGATTCTTCCATGTTATCCATTAAAAATAGAATCTGACTTTACGAAATTAATTGATATTAATGATGTAATTCCGCATAGTATTGATGTACAAACAATAAAAGGCGTCCCTGGTTGGTATGATATTAATATCACATTTATATCTGTAGATAAGACATTAAGACAACGTGAAGCCATGTCTGCTATCGAAGGTATTAACTCTGGCTGGAAAGAAAACTCTTGGTTCCAAGATGAATATAAAGATACTAATATGGCTAACTTCGAAATGCTTAAACAAGTTATGGGACAAGTCGAAGTATATCCAGATTTAGAACTTCCTAAAATTTCTGAACTAGAAAAATTAGGATTTAAATTTACTAGATATTTATTCCAAGATGACAGAATTTATGTTGACCCAGATTTTTATTTTGTATATCTTGCTCCATTAAATTCACAAGTATTAAGAGAAACAGTTCTTAAATTAATTAAGCCAGATGGCTTATTAAATGGTGACCAAACTATTACTGATGAATCGGGAGCTCAATTTGATTTAATTGCTAAAGACGGTCTTGGTACATCTGTTCAAAATATGAATGATGTTGCTAAAGAACAGCAAAGTCAAATGAATGATGCGAAAGAAGCTTCTAAAAAAATTGCATTAAAAAAACTTAATGAAAATTTAAAACAAGCTGCTCATCAAAAAGGTCAAGAAAGTAATCTCGATGCTTGGGAAGTATGTAAAGATATTAAAACTATTTTCTTAGAACGAAAATACGATAAAGAATTAAAATCTAATATTGCTCGTAAAAAAGCAGATGCAGCACTAGCTGATAATGGCCCAGACTCAAAAATCAAAGCTCCTAACGGTAAGTTCTTTAAGCAAAACGATATAGATTATTTAATTAAAAATAAATATACGCAAGAACAGGCCATCTCTTTATTATCTAAAATAGATAAATACACAAAACCTGTTGAAGCCGATACTAATAATTCTTTAGAAAAACATAATACTGAAAGCAATAAATTAGAAACACAAAAGCCTACAGATATTAAACAAGCTAAAGATATTTTTGGTAAAACTAAAGAGCTTAAAAAAGAAAACCAAGAAAATCAAGATAACAAAGATGCTACAACTTCTGCTCATGTACAAGCAGAAATCCAAAAAGAAGGCAGAAAAATTACAGAAGGTGAATGGGTTAATGAACAAATTACTAAATCACTTTCAGCTGCTAACGACTTTTTATATTATCTTGAAAACACGCCAATTACATTAAAAAAGACTGATGTAATTAATAGCGAAAAAGATGAAGACGGTAAATTATTAGAAAAAGGCAAAGATTGGTTAAAGATTCAACATACATCTTTAAAAGAACAAATCTATGCCTACACAAAATATTGGTTTGAATTTGATGCAACAAGAGCATTATGTGAAGCATTATATATTAATGTAAACGATAATTTCTTATCTGTTGTTAGCGATATTATTTATTCCGCTGCTTGTAATGCAACAGCCGATAAAGAATATTCTAGTAAACAAAAAGCTACTGACTGGAAACCAAATCCGAACTTCATTGCTGTTATTAATGGTTTATCGCAAGATGCATCTGAAAGACAAGAAGCATTAACTATTTCAGAAGGTGTAGAAAATGGTCTTGAATTTGGTCCATTTAGATTTAAAATGTATTCTCAAGATACAGTTAACGCCATTACTGGAGAACAAAATACAAATGTAAGTTCTGATAATAACAAAAATAAAATTAATAGTGCTATGTTTGTACTTGACCCATATTACAGAAGACATAAAGATGAAGTTGAACAATATAAATTAAATTGTATCGTAAACGGGAAATATGCTACGATTGCTTATTTGCGTTTAGTATTTTATTGGTTAGTTCGATTAACACAAGAATATGTATATCCATCTATCAATTCTGATGTGTTAAGAAAAACATCTGTTACGGAACTCGATATTCAACATCAATATAAAAAATCTGGAGTATCAGATAATGTTGATGAACAACTTCTTAAAAATATTGAGTTCTTTAAAAAGAATGAATACCAAATTGATTCTGGTAAAATCTTCGTAGCTAATTTATTAACTGCTTGTGATGGCGATTCTAAATTACTAAGTCGTATCAAAGCGAAAGAATATAATGCTTTGTCTTCCTACCAAAAAGGCTGTGTCATCCCAGGTAAAACTGTAAATCCAAATGAAACCAGTGCTATGGTATTTAGAAAAACAATTATGGCATTAGCTGGTGTTGGACGTATTAAAGATATTAATACGATGGGTGTATCACAAGATAAAATTGTTAATAAGATAGTCAACACTATATATGAAAAGAAATATATAGAAGCAGCTGAAAATGTAACAACATATGCCTCTCATGCTTGTCATGATATGATTGTATATGATGCTAGAGGTAGAATGCTTAGAGCATTCCCTACATTCTATATGATGCTTATTGACGAAGGACGTGATGTAGGTAAATGGCACTTACACGATAATTATTATAACAATAATGCATTGGGGTCTATTGTCGTAACTCGCTCTAAAGACAATCCTGTAGATGTTGCAGAAATTACAATGAGTAATTTTTATAGCTCATTCTTATTAACTGGCGATGATTCTTTCTATTCAAATACTCCAGACATTTCTTTAATGGATGCATTTGCTGATATCGTAACCCCTATCGTGATTCCTAGTGAACAAAAGAAACTAGAAGAACGAGAACGAAAAATTAAAGACATGAAACCAGCATTACGATTGGCACCAGGAACTAAATTAACCGTAAAACTTGGTTATGGTGCTAATCCAAATTTAATGCCGACAGTCTTTAATGGTGTTATTGCAGAAGTATCTGCTGAAGATGAAGTCGTATTAGAGTGTTCTGGATACGGGCAAGAATTAATTAATCCTATCTTAGAAGATATGGAAGCTTACCATTTACCAAGACAAGATGACTTAATTGGTGCTTTTGCTAATACAGAATCTCCGATTAATATTGTTCGTGGCTTATTTACTCAACGTGGGGGATTCCTTAAAAAATTAGGTAGCCATATTCCTATTATTTCTGATTATATAGATAGAAATGCATTTGGTATTACTAATTTTGGTAATCCTGATTTTACAGACATCTTTAAATCTGGTGAACCATGTCAAAATATTTTCTCTGTTACGGCTCCTAATAAAATTAGTGATGATGGAGAAATCGTAGCTGATGGACAACAAATCCAAATTTCATTCGATGTATTTGGTCGTTCTCCTTGGGATGTTATTCATATCGCTAAATCATTAAATCCAGATGCATTGGCTGGCATTAGAAACTTCGGTTTACGTCAAACTGTATTTATGGGTATGAATCGATATTATTATGCCTATGATTATGCAAGAGATAAGAATACAAATACTATTGTAGAAAAACGAAAACCATTCCAACAATTCCATATTTATAATTCCTATCAAGATATTATTCAAAATGGCTGGGCTACATCAACTAAAGATATGCATACAGTAGCTGTTGGTTTATATCAAAACAGTGGTTCTTTTAATTCTGTAAGTCAAGAAAAAATTGGTCCATTATATGCCGATATTGATATCTATCCAGATATTCAAAAGACAATGACATATGATACAGGATTAATTACAAAAGGGATTCCATATGTTGGCACCATTACTAATTCATTATTTAATAACGAATATGTAGAAGACTTCTTAAAAATGTTTGATATCTTCGATATTCAAGATGAAAAAGGTATGGTGAATAATAACCAAGATATTGCATGGCGTATGACAGCATCTGGTTTACGACAAGCCGTTGCTAGAATGTATACTGGTGATATGGTTGTCATTGGTGACCCATCTGTTAATCCATTAGATAGAATTTATGTATATGACGAAGTAAATGGCATTCGTGGACAAGCTATTGTTGCCGAAGTATCTCATATGATTACACAAGAAGGCTTCACGACAGTTATTTCTCCAGAATGTATCGTTACGGTAGATGATAAATTCGAAAGTGCTACTCATTCTATATTCCATAATTTAACTAATATTGCTATGTTTACAGTAGCTGCTACTCATAGCATGTGTGTGTTAAAAGACAGCTTTAAAAATGTCAGAACACAAGCAAAAGAATATTGGTCAAAAAATAATATGAATGAAAAAACTTTTTCTGGTAAAGCTGAAAAAATAAAAGATGATTTTTTAAAATTTGGTAAAGAAGCTACATCTGCTAAAAAAGAAATTCTAGCTAAAAAATTCAATTTTGTTAGAAAAACTAATTTAAAAATGAAATCTAAAATAGCTAAACGAGCAGCTAGTAACGTATTTAAAACATTCGGTAAAAAAATAGCAGGCACTGTATTAAAGGCAGTTCCGTTCTTAGGTGAAATATTATTTGCCGCAGAATTTGCTATGATACGTTTTAATCGTTTTGCTAAAAATCTACAGGTTGTTCAAATGTATCCATTGCAAAAATATGGACTTCCTTGGACAGCTGGCGTCAACGGACAAAAAGGTATGGTTTATGGCTCCAGAACAGGTAATCAACAAGGCTTATTAGAAGAAGCTATTAATACTGTATTTGGTAGTGGAGATAAAGATAATACATTTGCAAAAGGATTAAAAGAATTTTTAATTCCTCCAGAACTTATAGAAACAGCTGATAAGTATGAAGCTAATGGCAACAAAGACACTGAACAAGCTATTGATAATGCAGGTCAAACAACTGATGAATATGATAAATATAAATCAGGCAATCGTTTTGCTAATAAAGTAAAAGGTATCATGGCTTCTACTAATGGAACTAATGAACAAAAAACATTGTCTAAAACAGATTATCGTCAAATGCAAATTAATCAACGAGCTAATTATGACGACCCAGAATCTATTAAGGCATCTTATGATTACTTTAATATGGATACCGACAAAAACTGGTTAGCTAATAATAAATTAAAACGCAATCGATTAATCTCAAAAGATGTTCGTTTAAATCCATATATCAAAGAAGGCTTCTTTAAAATCATTCATGAAACACCTGGACTTAATGAAGGTAAATATGTAAAAACATCTAATGTTCGTTTCGATGGACAAGATGCCTATATTAAACAAATTGTTGAAACACGACAAGATGGAAAAATCATTTTAGATGTTCCTATGTTAAATCCAGAAGCATTGAATATTTTATTTGAATTAATTAGAAGAGCAAAAAATAATATGCCAGCAGCAAATGCTTCTGACCCATATGAAAATTATGAAGAAACAAAAACTTCGTTTATTGCTCTTGAATCTGCATTACGTATTGCTGACGATAAATCAGTAGCTGGTGCAGGCTATACATTTATTCTTCATGGCGTAGATAAAGCAGCGCCTGCACTCGCAAAAGCGATTAAAGAATTCCATGATGAAATAGAATTAGACGCTAAAGATAATAAATCTTTAAATTCTGTCATTTTTGACTCAAAAGATTTAGGAAATAATAAAACGGTTATATCCTGTCGATTCCCATTAGTTGTTCAACCAAAAGAATGGGATGATAATGGCGATATGATTAGCACAAATCCTGAAGCAGAAAATAAAATTAATAAAGATAAAATTGGCGAACAAGCAAAAGAAGAACGCCCACCAGAAATTAAAAAATTAAAATTTGATATGGAAGATATGGACGGCACATCTGGTCTAGGTCTTCATCAAGATATCGAAGAGTCTTTATTAAAATTATTAAAATAATATGATATAATAAAGAGTAGATATTTTTTATCTGCTCTTTATTTTTTAAAAAGGAAATATATGCCTAGTATAAAACATACGTTAAATCAAAATATAGTTAACCCACTAATTAAAAATAACTATGAAAAAGTTACATTAGTGGCAGAAGTAACTAATACACATGAAGAAAATAATATGGTCGATATTACCTATTTAGACCGTAAAGGAAATAAAACAAATAAAGAAAATGTAGTCGTTCGATTATATGGTTCTGGCACAGACTGGTTCCCATCTGTTAAAGATAAAGTATTAATTGAAGAATCACAAAATACTTGTGTTGTTATTGCACGACATATTGGCAATTACAATATGGACGTTCGTGCCAATATGGAAATTAAGCAAGATGTATATTCAGACAAAGAAGGCTGTAGACCAGCTGGTGGTTCAATTATGTAAAGGAAAATTTAATGAGTTTAAGAAAAACACCTGTAGATGATAAAAATAAAAAAATAAATAATCCAGATACTAAAGAACAACAGCCAAATCAAGAACAGCCAAAAGAAACAATGCCACAAACTGTTGGCGATGCTGTTTCTGATGATACTAAATCTATTATTGATGTAACATTAGAAGCTGATGAGCCACAAGGCTTTAATACCAAATTAGATGAAATTAAAGACAAATCTAAATATATTGGTAGAACAACAGAAAAAGGATTCGTTAACGAAGAATACGGTTCCTCTATGGCTCTTCGTGAAAATGGACAAATTTCATTAGCGGCTGGTAAACAAGCACAGATGAAAATGAATCCATCTGGCACAGTAGATATATTAGGTTTAGAAATTGTTAACACATCAAATCGAATAAAATATTATACAGATGAATTAGTTATTAATGACCATAAATTAAATCCTAATCTATGGGAGCTTACTGGTTTTAAATCTGTTCCATTGCAAGATAATCAATTCGCTACTGTAGGTAATTTTACAATGGCTGGTTATGTATTAGTTCGTGCATGGGATAGACAATTAGGACGCTACATGATGATTCGTAGACCAGCACGCATTGCTCCATTTGGACCACGATTAAATGTAGCTGATATTCATCCAGCTTTAAAAATTGATGACCCATTAAAAGTAAAAGAAGATATTTTAGCATTATCTAAAAAAGGATATCAAGTAAATGCTAAAATTGAAGACAAAGCATCTCGTATTGGCAAAGAAGGTCTCAAACGTGATGATGCTAAATATGGAGCTTATGGAGCTGATAAAGATGGCGGTAGTGGTTCTTATAGCGGCGGTGGAGCTATTGCATCTCTTGACCCTGTAAGTTTAAGAGGTAATTCAACTGCACAACGCATTTGGAATTTCTTTAAAGATATGGGATATGATGATAATGCCGTCGCTGGTATTATGGGTAATATGCAACAGGAATCTAGTTTAAGTACTGGAGCAGTTGAAAGCGACGCTGGATATGGAACTGGCGGTGGTGGAGCATTAACACCAGGTACTGGTTTTGGTTTAGTGCAATGGACAGATGCACCAAGACAAGCATTATTGCAACAAATCGCAGCTAAACTTGGAAAATCACCTTATGATTTAGAAGCTCAATTAGCAACAGTAAAATATGAATTACAGACAACGCATAGTGGAGCCTTACCACAAAATATGAATGGCAAAACGATTGAAGGTGCTGTAAGTTGCTTTACTGGTAACTTTGAATATCAAGATGGTGATGGTCGTGAAGGAATTCCTGTCGTAAATCATGTTGGGCGTGTTGGTTATGCACAAAGTTTCTACAATGCATTTGCTAAAAAATAATATTTTATTTAGATTATTATTCAGCTATAAAGTAATATGTTTATAGAACAAATATTTTTTGTTTTAATTTTTTTTAACAGGAGCATATGAACTATGCAAAATCTTGAGTTGTACACAACTCCGCTTCGTAAGTTCTATGCTACAGTAAAAAATTTAGATGCGTTTTTTACTGAACTAATCGAAGCAAAAGCAAATACTTTGCCACAAAATGACAGAACAGTTGAGTATGCTCAATTGTTATATAACATTTTGATGGCTTGGTTTGATTTAGCAATGCTCGACAAAGACGCTAATCGTGCCACAGCTAAAGCTGTTTGTAAAAAAGTACAAGCAGAATATGGCGATGGTGGCATGACTCAAGAAGAACGTCTCAAAGCTATTGCTAGTATTAAAGACCTTGCATCTAGTTTACTTTGGGGTGCTACTGATAAAGCTCAAATTAAGGATTTAAAAGATTTACTTGACGCGGCTAATTTAGCATCTAATGATATTCTCAAGAAAGGAGCGCAAGGAAATAATCCTGGTTCTACTAACTCTGGTAATGCAGTAGTTAAACCTCATGTAACTCCAGAAGTTCCAGACAATACAACTTCTACAGTAGTTGATATGAGTAAACCTAAACCTAGCGTAGTAGACGACCATAATAATACAACCTTGCCAAATGGTAACAATATGCCAGAAAACACAACTACTACAAACCAAGGCAACACTAAACCTGTAGTTAATGACAACGATGAAGGTACTGTTGTAAACCTTGATAATTACAAATATGTTCCTGCTGACAATAATGGCAACAAAACAGATACTACTGTTGACGACAAAGGTCAAACTGTAGCTAATATCGTTGTTTATTATGATAAAGCTAAACAACAAAAACAAAAATTCAAAATTTCTATTAAAGATTTGACTAATATTAAAAAGCTTTCCTTCTTGAATTTGGCTACAAATGAATTAAAAGAAATTGAACCAGCTAATACAATTACAGTTAATATTCCTCAAGCTACTATTGAACAAAAAATTTCCTTTATGGTTAATGGCGAAGAATATACTCGTTTGTATGTAGCTGCTTTATGGCCACAAGAAAAAGTGAAACCAAATAATGGTGGCACAACTGTACAACCTGGTACAACAGAAAATACAGAAACTGGCAAGAAAGAAAATGAAATACCAGTAACACCTGGTGAAAATACAGGTAAAAAAGAAAACGAAACTCCTACACCAACTCCTAAACCAGAAGATGGTAAAAAAGAAGATGAACCTGCTAAACCAGAACCTTCCAAACCAGAAACTGGCAAAGAAGATAAGAAAGAAGATACTAAACCTTCTGAAGATAAAAAAGAAGACGAAGATGATGAAACTATCGACGACGACTTCATGAAAGATATGTATGAAAAAGCTCGTGATGGCGAAACAGAAAAACCTTCTGAAGATAAAAAGAATGAAGGAACTCCTGCAACTCCTAAAGACGAAACTCATACAGAACAACCTGTAGTTCCAGCTCCTGAATCTCATGAAACTACTCCAGCTCAGCCTTCTACTACTGAAGAAACACATACTGAAGAACATCATGAAACAGTAACTCCAGCTCCAGAGCATCATGAAGAAACTCAACCAGTAGCTCCTGTAGTACCAGCTGAAGGCACGCATGAAACAGCTCCAGTTGAATCTCATGAAGCTGCACCAGCTCAGCCTTCTACTACTGAAGAAACACATACAGAAACTTCTGTAACTAATGGAGAAACTCATGAAGCTGCACCAGTTGTACCAGCAACAGGTGAAGAAACTCATGCTGAACAACCTGTAGTTCCTTCTACAGGAGAAACACATACTGAAACTCCAGCACCAGCTGAATCTACAGCTACAACTACTGAAGAAACTCATGCAGAAACTCCAGCAGTTAATACAGAAGAATCACATGAAGCAGTTCCTGAACCTGCACATGAAGATTCTGAAAGTCATTTATAATATTTTATTATATAAAAAAGGATTATACTTATGACAGTCTTAAAAAAGGCTGTCTTAATCAACTATGACAGACTCAGTCAATTGATTGAGTCTAGCACAGTTGATGAAGAGACAGTATACTTTTTATCTGGTAAAGATGTTATCGGAGCTATTAAAAATATTCAAATTCCTTCTGTTGAAGGTCTAGCTAAAACTTCCGATATAGAATCCACTTATGCTAAAAAAACCGAATTACCAGATATATCTAATTTAGCCGTCAAAACTGAAGTCGTGACTAAAAATGATTTCCAATTAATTGTTAATGAATTAAAGAAAATTAATGGAGAAGTTTAAAGATGGCAGAGCAACATATCGAAGATGTATTAAATGAAATTAAAAAATTTAATACACACATTAAAAATATTGGCGATGCTCTTATTAGTAAAAATATTCAAACTCAAAATAAACTATATTTATTCGCAGAAGAAATAAAAAAAATTAAAGTTAATACATTTGCTGATGAAACATTAGTAGCAATTTCAAATGTATTAAATGTTGGTTTTACTGAAGAAGAATTAAGAGGCGCTTTAGGTAATTTTTTGCAGCAAAACTTGGAATATAATATGACAGCAACTGATGTTGCAATAAATCAATATAAAGATAATAAAAAAATCAAACCAATTCATATCTATGCTCGTGCAACTGCGATAAATAATTTAGCTTTTAATGGCAGTAATTTGAAAAAAATTACAGCACCATTAGTTACTAAAATCGCTATGAATGCTTTTGAAAATTGTAGCGAATTAGAAGAATTGAGTTTAGGTAGCTATAATTACAAAACTGGTTTAAATAGTAGTTTTAGTTTAAAAAACTGTCCTAAGGTTAAGAAATTGGTGCTTGGCAATAATTCCGAAATTTCTTTATTTGATTATACGTCTAAGTTATCTTATTCTAGTAAATCCATTGAAATTTATACTAATGATGGTAAAAAATATAATAAAACAACTAATCGATTTGAATAATATTTTATTTTCTTAAAGGAGATAATAATAATAATGAGCATTTCCGTAAAACAACTTAAAAAAATTCTTGGCTCTTTTTCTACAGCTGTTGCCAAGGATGTTAGTGGTATCAAAACAATATATGCTACTAAAAAAGAAGTAGAAGGTTTCGCAAAATTTTCTGACTTAAACAATGTTTATATGAAGAAAAATGATATTCATATTGAAGATTTTGTGTTAGCAGCTACTTTTAGAGATGCATATAATAATCGACTTGTAAAAAAAGAAGATATGCCTGCACTTGATACTATTGCAACTAAACAAGAAATTAGCAATGCAGTAGCAGATATTCAAATTCCATCTATTGAAGGTCTTGCAAAAGAATCTGAAGTAGAAGCTAAATTAGCTGACTATGCAAAAACTACTGAAGTTGCCGCAACATATGCAACAAAAGAAGCAGTTAATGCAATTAACGGTTTGGATGCAGATACTATTGCTACATTAAAAAATTTATCTGAACATTCTGATTTAACAGCTATCGCTAATAAAGTTGATAATGTATATACTAAAGCAGAAACTAATGATAAGTTAGCAACTAAAGCTGACGTAACAGCTATCCCTTCTGTAGAAGGTTTGGCTAAAACTACAGATATTGAATCTACATATGCTAAAAAATCTGAACTTCCAGACGTATCTGGTTTAGCTACCAAACAAGAAGTAACAGAAGCTGTTGCTGGCGTACAAGTTCCATCTATCGAAGGTCTTGCAAAAGTGACTGATGTTGATGCTAAGTTGTCAACTAAAGCTGATGTATCAGCTATTCCTAATATTTCTAATTTGGCTACTAAAGAAGAAGTTGCCACAGTTGATAATAAATTAGCTACAAAAGCTGATGCTTCTGCTATCCCATCTATCGAAGGCTTAGCTAAAACAACTGAAGTGGAAACTAAGTTAGCTGATTATGCTAAAAAAGTTGAATTGCCTTCTGTTGAAGGATTAGCTAAAACATCTGAAGTAGAAGCCACTTATGCTAAAAAATCTGAACTTCCTTCTGTTGAAGGTTTAGCTACTAAAGCTGAAGTTACCGAAGCAGTTACTGGTTTAGCTAAAGCATCTGAAGTAGCTGAAACATACGCTACTAAAGAAGCAGTAAATGCTGTAGCCGGTTTAGATGCAGATACTGTATCTACTTTAAAAACATTAGCTCAAAATTCTGATTTGACTACAGTTGCAGAAAAAGTTAAGAATGTTTACACTAAAGCTGAAACTGATGACAAATTAGCTACTAAAGCTGATGTAACAGCTATCCCTGATGTTTCTGGCTTAGCTACTAAACAAGAAGTTACAGCTGCTGTTGCTGGTATTACTGTTCCTAGTATTGAAGGTTTGGCTAAGACTACAGACGTAGACACTAAATTAGCTGACTATGCTAAGAGAACAGAACTTCCTTCCATCGAAGGCTTAGCTAAAGTAACTGAAGTTGATACTAAATTAGCTGCTAAAGCTGATGTATCCGCTATCCCAGACGTATCTGGTTTGGCTACAAAAGTTGAAGTTGCCACAGTTGATGCTAAATTTGCTACTAAAGCAGACGTATCTGCTATCCCTAGCATTGAAGGTTTAGCTAAAACTACAGATATCGAAGCAGCTTATGCTAAAAAAACTGAATTGCCAGACGTATCTGGCTTAGCTACTAAAGCAGAAGTTGAAGCACTTAAAACTGACTTTGTTACAGAAGAAACTTTAAGTCAAAATATCAATCAATTTTCTACAAACGTTGATAGTAAAATCAATGAAGCTAAAGGTGGATTAGAAGCTAAAGTTACAGAAGTTGATGGTAAATTAGCTGACTATGCTAAGAAAACCGAGCTCCCTTCTGTTGAAGGTTTAGCTAAGGCAACTGAAATTGAATCCACTTATGCTAAGAAAACAGAATTACCAGATGTATCTGGCTTAGCTACAAAAGCTGAAGTTGCTGCTATTACCGTTCCTAGTATTGAAGGCTTAGCTAAAACTACTGATGTAGATACTAAACTCGCTGACTATGCTAAGAAAACTGAATTACCAGACGTTTCTGGTTTAGCTACTAAAGCTGAATTACCTTCCATTGAAGGTCTTGCTAAAACTACTGAAGTTGTAGCAAAATCTGCTTACGATGAAAAAGTTCAATCTCTTGAATCTGAAATCAGTGCTCTTAAAGCTAAATTAGCTGCTGTTGCTTCTGGTACTACAGAACAACGTCCTACCGAAAACCTTGTAGTTGGTCAACAATACTTCGACACAACTCTTGGTGTTCCTGTATACTGGAATGGTACTGAATGGCATAACCCATTCGCTAATATTACTACTGTAGAAGTAGAGAACCATTAATTAATATATAATCCTTTGATTATAGAAAGGAATTATGCATGACAGTCTTAAAAAAGGCTGTTTTGATTCTTTCACTTATACACATCTGACGCTGCCGACGAAGGCTTAGGT